CAACCACCTCCTGAGAAGTGATCGCCTTTTCGAGCTTCTGCCTGAGCTAGAATAAATATTTACTGGTCAAATATTATTCTTCACTCTCGCCAAATGACTTTGGAAATCTATAAGTATGAATAGGTTCTTCATTGATATAGTATCCATCCTCATCCTTTGCACTGTCATACACATAGAGAGTTGGAACATAGCTAGTATGTTCCGCACACTCTATTCTGATATGCATTTCATTATCAGCATATGTATCAGTGACATCTATCCAAGCAGTAGTATCACAATGCCTATCAGCAAAGATTTGAAATTTAGATTGACTTGCCATCGTATTCCCTCCTTTCATCTTTGGTTAGACATTTGTAATGCACTCGCCAATGACCATCAGAAAATTCTTCTGTTGATCTCTTATCGTCTTCGGCATACACATCATATGGGCAGATGTCCTCATCCATTGGGATGGATTCATCACACCTGTCACATGGCATAGCCATACACTCTGAACAAGCATAGCCATCACGATATTCCCCATCAGCAAAGATCACGTTGCCTTGGTTATCCAAGGCTTCGTAATCCGCATCTGCTGGAATCCTGTTGACAAACTTGCCACTGCCAAAAGAAGTATCTTCTCCACAGTGAACACATCTATTACCAATGTCACTCATCAGACACCTCCTCAAAATCTCCTGTGACATCTACTTGGCAATCGTCTCCATATTCTGTGCCATCATAGATGCCAACGATTTTAATCTTGTTTAGGATTTCATCATCTGTAAATCTTTCATCAGACCAATCAACATAAAGTGCCAAATTAGATTTAGTCACTTTATTAGCATCTGATTCTTGATAGACATTTCTAACTTCTGCATCAGTTAGTTTTACATTTGATGTAATCTGATAACGTCTAACATCTTGAGAATACTCTTCAATTTCATAGACATATTCTTTATTACCAATATCACTCATCATGCACCTCCTCTACATTAGAAGACTTATACTTCAGACTAAGCTTTCTTGGTTTAACCTTTTTCCTATTTGGATAAAGGATATTCAAAAATCTTTGGTTAACATCCACCAATTGATTAAAAGATTTAACCAATTCAAAGTTAACCTCAGACAGTTCTTCAGTTTTAGACCTATCAATCTTTGTGTATATCTTATTCAAGATAGCCATCAAATCTTGACTGGCTTCAAACATTAATTCTTCATTCATATTCATTTGTATTACCTCCATACGAATTTAGATTAATTAATTCTGTTTCATGACTTTTGCCACTCATCAGTAGGAAACACCCATTTCCTAGACAGAATTTTGAAAAACGACCTCACAGAATCGCTTCTAACGAATTTTCTAAAGGTAGGTAAGGGTAAGGCATACCTAAATATACCCTACCCTTAGAACGAACCTCAGTAAGCATCACTGCAATCGACCCCAATGTATTCGCCAAAAGGCATATACTCTCTGCATCTGTCTTCATCCTTGGCTAACCAAGAGTCAGTCAGACCCCAAAACACTGGGATGTTAGGCTCACTGTCAGCATCAGCATAACCCCAACCATCAGTGAAATAGATCAAGGCTCTGATATCTTCAGCATCATCAGTGTATTCGTTAAGCAGATTGAACACTGGGTCAAACCTAGTTCCACCACCGCCACGAAACTTAAACTGAATCTCATCGCCCATAGTCAGATCAAACTTATCCCACCATTCATCATCTGAGTTCTTGCGAACCACATGATCACAGTAGCAAACTCTGACCTTGTCTATGCCACAGTCAAGCATCATCTGTTGAGTCTCGCTTGCCATGTAATCTAACTCAGCTTGAGATACAGACCCACTGGTGTCGATAGCTATTGCAATCTCGCCACCATCAGCAGACCTAACTTTGCTAGGCAGATTGACTCCTCTCCATGCATGACGTTTATTAAGTCTTGACCAAGAGTAATCCTTGGCTACTACACTCTCTAAACAATCACGAAGATGATTCTTCCAATCAACACTGGCACTTCTCATTTCGCCAACCCTACCCTCAGTAGCAGACTTGTTGCCATCTAAAGAAGACAGCTTATCGCCCAAGACTACTTGCTTGCGGATAGCATTGCTGAGTTGATCAAGAGCATCAGCACTCAATGGCTTACCCTCATCATCAGTAGGCTCAATCACTTCGCCAATCGATGGTGCAAGATCATCGTACTTTGACGAAGGTGATTTCTGATCCTCATCAGAAGAATATTTACCAGTCGATTGTTGTTGCTGGCTTTCATCTTCTTGCTCATCAGAACCACCACCACTCTGACCTTGATCTTGCTGTTGATCATCATCAGAGTCATTGGCTTCTGCCATCTGATCTTTAGCTTCTTGCAAAGCTTCCTCATCATTATCCAGTATGTGGTAAACCTGTTCAGCAGACATCCTGTGATATTTCTTATCCAGTAATCCGCCTGTTGGTAAATCCATACCAAGATCATAAGTAAGGTATGCATTGATCACATAGTCGCAAGCAACATTCCAAAGAGCATGATTCCTATTCTTCTTACGAAGCGGATGCTCCCATATCACATGACAACCCTCATGAATAAGAACACCCTCAATCTCTTCGTCTGTATGCTCATCAACAAACTTAGGATTGTAGTAGATGCTCTTACCATCAGTTGCCATAGTGTCATGCTGATCACTCTCAATAAGTTCAAGAGGAAGCAATATAGATGCAATACCTACATCGCTTCTCATGAGCCTTGCTCTACATCTTGTTATCTTATCAGTCATGCTTACCTCCTAGTTTACCTAAGAATCCATCCTTTAATGGGTCGATAGCTTTTTTAAGATCACTTGATACTTGATCTCTTTTGCTCTGACCCATATCAGTCTCATCCCTTAGAGTATCCACTGAGTTGATCTTAGCCATAACACTGACAAGGTTTTGGTGTGCCTTGCTAATATCAGCATCGCTACCAAACACATCATCATTGAATGATGGTAAGACATCGATAGCCTGTCTTAGTTTCTCAATGCTACTGTCCTTGAAGAACCCACCTTTCTGCTTGTCCTTGGGATTGTATTTCTCAAGCTTATCAGCAAGGTGTGTCACTTGCTCAACCAAGGCATCAACGATAACCCTAGAAGAGGAAGCAACATTCTTCTTGATTCTATTCTCAACATCATGCTCTATCTTTGATCTCAGCTTCTCTGATACATTCAAACGAATATCATTTGAGAACGTAGGTATCACATTGGTTTCAAACTCAAACCTAAACTTCTCTCTGATCTCATCAACGAAAGGATAATCATATTCGTTGTAAGCAGAGCCAAGCAAAGTCTTAGCTTCTTCTTTCTTCCTTGGATAGTCTTTGCAGAATCCATCCACCTCAGTAAAGAAACTTCTTCTAGCTTCATCCATTGCTTGCTGTAGGTTATCCAGTTGTGAGTTAGGGCATAACCTCCACCCACTCACAACCTTGTCATCTACATCAGTTGAGTTGTCATCCCAAGGCAAAGTCATTGGATAGTAATAATCATTCCTTACCTTGTTGATGATTCTTCTGAAGTATTTGCTATGGCTGTTGCCTAACAAATGCTTCTGAACATTAAGCAGTTCTTCATCTGCTTTGACATCAGTAGCTAGCTGTCCTCTAAGATTTTTATCAGACTTGATACCACTCCAAAACTTTGTAGTGAATCTCACTAGCACTGCATTTTCGCTTAGTGTGTTTTTAGTTTCCTTTGTCATAAGTTCCTCCTGTCGAAAAGAAAATTAACTGGTTAATAAAATATTTCTTAGTATTCCACATTGCTGTGTTCTACCTTGAAACTTCCATACACTGAAGAGTCTTTTAACTCCTCTCTTCTAGCTACCGCTTGTCTTACAAAGAAGATAGCAAACTCCACTGTTGGGAATTTTCTAACGTAGGCTAATGCATTTTCAAAGAAGTCATGAACCTCTTTGTCCTTAGCATTAACCACTCTATCTAACAGAGCAATACAAGTCGCATAACAAATGCCTGCATCGTCAACGATATCTACATCCTTGCCTTTCAGAATATCTGTAAGGTTAGGAACGTCTTCCATGAGAGATATGAAATTCACAAACTCTATGGCTTGCAGTTCGCCCACATCACAAGTAGCGATAGTCTGATATAAATCCTTGCTAGGATTAGTCTTCAAAGTATCACTCAATCTTGTCCATGATCTTGGACTAGCCTGTGGCTCGCTGATCTTCGCATCGAAGATGTTCAATGAGTTAGGCTGAAAACTGAGGAAACCCATCACATATGGATGCACCTCATTCTCAGTTGCCCACTTAGACCAGTCATCAAAGTCATGCTCGAAGTTGATGATGGAACATCTACCAATAACGTGAGAGGGAAGCTTATTACTGCCCGCCCTGTCACTGGCTCTATTACCCGCACAGATCAATTTCCACCCAGTAGGCAAGACATACTCGCCCAGTCTTCTTTCATAGATCAATTGACCCACGACAGCTTGGACACTGGGATGGGCTTGGGCATATTCATCAAAGAAGAGAACACCCTCGCCACCTGTTGGAAGATTACCTAAAAAGGCTCTCTTCTGTGCATTGCTTTCATCGATGTAAGGCAGACCGCCTAGATCGACACTCTCATAAAGAGACAACCTAAAATCAATGAATCCAAACTCATCTTTCTTAGGATTAATCTCATCAATGACAACCTTTCTATCGCTAGCAAGATCATCCGCTAATTGCTTCACTACTGCTGACTTACCAACACCAGTTCCGCCTAACAAAAAGGGAACGTTGTTCCCATCTAAAACAGACTTCATTATCTGTTTTGCTTTACTTGGTTTAATCATAATTATTACCTCCATAGTATTTATATGATTGATTAATAAAACTGCTTTCATGCTTTCGCAATCATCAGAGGATACACACATATCCTTAGCAGACCACTTTCGTATTTCGCTGACGTACTCGTAGTGTTGGATTTTCACTAGTCAAAGCAGTGCGGTACTGGATTATGAGTAAGAGAGAGCCAGTACACTCTCCCATGTGTTTAATGTTGTCCTGTTCGATAAAACTCCTTATTCGTTAACATGAGATAAGTATAAGCTATCTATCATCAAATTGCACACTTAATTAGATAGCAGTATGTGAGCATTACGAAATGATCATTTACTTGTTAATATTTCTTCCATGAGAGATGACCAAAAACCCAAGCTTGAAGTTGTGAAAAAAGAAACTGATCTGACCATGAAGCAGAGAGCATTTGTTAATGAGATAGTGAAAGGAAAGTTAGGTAGCTACAAAGAAGCATATGCAAAGGTATATGACGTTCAGTTAACGAAGACTGGCAAGATACCCAAATGGGTAGAAGTCGAAGCGAGCAAGCTTGTAGCGAACCCTAAGATAGCACTAAGCATACAAAAGGCTATTGAGAAGAAAGAGCAGTCAGTAGTAGCTTCCTCCCTCAGAACGAGAAACTATGTCATAGAGAGGTTATATGAAGAGAGTAAGCAAGCAGATAGTGATGCATCTAGGGTAAGAGCCTTAGAGTTGCTAGGAAAGTCTGTCAGCTTGTTCAGTGATGTCATAGAAACCAAAGAGAGCAGAAGCAGTGGTGAGATAGAAGCAGACATTGAAGAGAAGATCGAACAGCTATTGAGAAGCAACAAATAGTAGAAAGCAAAACCACCCTATTTTTGACCCACCTTTTTGCATACCCCTACCCCCCCTATACCCACACGCCTATGACTGTCATACATACATAGTGATTTACACATTCATATACCTAATTTGACCATTGTATTGCGTTTTGCTAGCAGGTGTTTGTGTATACCCCACCCCCTAAGCCCAGGAATTGGTGCAAGGGACCCTAGATCGCCTAAATTTTTTTTATGTATTTTGTTGACTTTTGTTGTGAAGCGGTTCAATATTGTAAAATCTGTAGATAGATATACCTATATACCACCGAAAGTATGAACCTACTGCTGGTAGGTACCTACTATAGGTACTGAGTAAGTTTTTTTTATTTGGTTCATAGTGTTTGGTATATACTAAATATATGAGTAATCCATTACTAAACAATCTACACAACTTAAGTGTAGAAGATAAACGGGAATTACTGTCGCTGCTAGAAGAATTGGATGCAGCTAAGTTAAGAGAATCCTGTGAAGACAAGTTTCTTTCCTTTGTTAACTCAATGTGGGCTGCCTTTATCCATGGTAAACATCATGAGATTATGGCTGAAGCTTTTGAAAGAGTTGCCAATGGTGAATTGAAACGCTTAATTATCAATATGCCTCCTCGTCATACTAAGTCAGAGTTTGCTTCGTACATACTCCCTGCTTGGTTTCTAGGAAGATATCCAGATAAGAAGATTATTCAGACTGCCCATACAGCAGAACTAGCGGTGGGTTTTGGTAGGAAGGTTAGAAACCTCGTCAACAGTCAAGATTATAAAAGAATATTCCCTGATGTCAGTTTGCAAGCAGACTCTAAAGCTGCTGGTCGCTGGAATACCAACAAAGGCGGAGAATATTTTGCGATAGGTGTAGGTGGTGCCGTTACTGGTAAAGGTGCTGATCTACTTATTATTGATGACCCGCACTCAGAACAAGAAGGTGCGAGTGCAGATGTAAACGTATTTAACAAGACATATGAATGGTACACATCAGGTCCACGTCAGCGTTTACAACCTAAAGGCTCCATTGTTGTCGTTATGACAAGGTGGCATCAGAAAGACCTTACTGGTCAATTAGTCGATGCTAGCGTTAAACGTGGTGGAGCAGATCAATGGGAAGTTATAGAGCTACCAGCTATTTTACCCTCTGGTAATCCTCTATGGTCTGAGTTCTGGAAGTTAGAAGAACTCGAAGCTTTGAAAGCAGAACTTCCTACATCTAAATGGATGGCTCAATATCAGCAAGACCCTACTGCTGAAGAGGGAGCCATAGTTAAAAGAGAGTGGTGGAAAGAATGGGAATACAGAGAACCCCCTCAATGTGAATTTGTCATTCAATCATGGGATACTGCTTTTTTAAAAAACCAAAGAGCTGACTACTCTGCGTGTACCACCTGGGGTGTCTTTTACAGAGAAAGTGAAGAAAGTGGACAATTAGCACCTCAACTTATTTTATTGGATGCACATCAAGCTAGGCTTGAGTTCCCTGAACTTAAACAGCGAGCTATGGAATGTTACCAGTCTTATAAGCCAGATGCCTTTATAATCGAAGCTAAGGCTGCTGGTATGCCGCTTATCTTTGAGCTAAGGCAAATGGGTATCCCTGTACAAGAATACACTCCTAGCAGAGGTAACGATAAGATTGCTAGGGTTAATGCTGTTGCTGATTTGTTTTCTTCAGGAATAGTTTGGGCACCTCAAACAAGATGGGCAGAAGAAGTCATAGAACAATTTGCTGCATTTCCAAATGCAGAACACGATGATTTAGTTGATAGCAGTACGCAAGCTTTGTTAAGATTTAGACAAGGTGGTTTTGTTCCTTTACATTCTGATGAAGAAGATGAGGATATAGACTTTACAAGAACTGCTAACTATTACTAGGAGATTTAATTGGCAATAGAAAAACAACCTGCTACGCCAGTAGAAGGATTAATAGAACAAGAGCCTCAAGGTGAGGGTCTAAGTATATCAGTAGAAAATCCAGAATCAGTTTCAATAGAAACTGAAGATGGAGGTATGATTATTGATTTTGATCCACAGGAAGAAAGACCAGAAGCAGACTTTAATAGTAATCTAGTTGATTACATAGATGAGAATGATCTTGAAAGAATAGGGTCTGAGTTAGTTGCTGCCTATAGTATGGACAAAGATTCTCGTAAAGAATGGGAAGAAACTTATACTAAAGGGTTAGATCAACTAGGTTTAAAGATAGAAGAAAGAACACAACCTTGGAATGGAGCTTGTGGTGTATTTCACCCAATGCTCAGTGAAGCAGTTATTAGATTCCAGTCTCAAGCTATTGCTGAGATATTCCCTGCTTCAGGACCAGTTAAAACAAAAATCGTTGGTAAAATAACTGACGATAAATCAAAACAAGCAGAACGAGTACAAGACTACATGAATTATTTATTAACTCATGAGATGTCTGAATATAGAACAGAAACAGAAAAGCTTTTATTTTCTTTACCACTAGCAGGTTCTGCATTTAGAAAAGTTTACTATGATCCTAGTTTAGGTAGACCTAGTGGAATATTTGTTCCGTCAGAAGATGTAGTAGTTAATTATGGTGCAAGTGATTTAGAAACTTGTGAACGTGCTACTCATGTAATGCGTAAGTCTTATAATGATATACGCAAGATGCAAGTCAGTGGATTCTATAGAGATATAGATTTACCTGATGCAGCTAATTCATATTCTGATATAGCAGAAAAATACAATGAACTCACTGGTGAGAATGAAACAGACCAGTATGATCAAAGACATATACTTCTTGAAATGCAGGTAAACTTAGATTTGCCTGGCTTCGAGGATATGAAAGATGGAGAACCTACGGGTATTCAACTGCCCTATGTAGTAACGCTTGATTATCCTAGTGGCACGATCCTGAGTATTCGTAGGAACTATTATGAGGATGATAAAAATAAATCAAGAAGATCACACTTTGTTCACTACCAATACTTACCAGGATTAGGATTTTATGGCTTTGGTTTAATTCACATGATAGGTGGATTAGCTAAATCAGCTACAAGTTTATTAAGACAATTAGTAGATGCAGGAACATTATCTAATCTCCCTGGTGGACTCAAAGCTAGAGGACTCCGTATTAAAGGCGATGATACCCCGATCATGCCTGGAGAATTTAGAGATGTAGATGTGCCAGGTGGTGCCATTAGAGATAACATAACTTTTCTTCCATACAAAGAACCTTCACCGACTTTATACCAATTGCTGCAGAATATAGTAGAAGAGGGCAGAAGGTTTGCTAGCATTTCTGATATGAAAGTTAGCGATATGAACTCTCAAGCACCAGTTGGTACAACTTTAGCTTTACTAGAAAGAAACATGAAAGTAATGAGTGCAGTACAAGCAAGGCTTCATGCTTCTATGAAAAGAGAGTTTGATATATTAGTTAATATAATTGCTGACTTTGGAGAACCAAGTTATCCATATGAAACTGGTGAAGAAGAAGAAATTAAAAGTTCAGACTTTGATAAGAGAATAGATGTCTTACCAGTATCTGATCCTAATGCTGCAACAATGGCACAAAGAATAATGCAGTATCAAGCTGCAATGCAATTGGCTCAAACAGCTCCTGAAATGTATGACATGAAAGAGTTGCATAGACAAATGTTAGAAGTATTAGGCATACAAGATGTAAGTGAAGTTATTCCTGAAGAAGGAGATGTGCCTGCAGTCGATCCTGTAACAGCAGTTCAAAACTTAATTAACAATAAACCAGTTAAAGCTTATGAGTTCCAAGATCATGATGCACATATTGGAACAGTAGCTGCAGCTCAGGATAATCCTGAAGTACAAGCTATTTTAGAAAAAACACCAAATGCTCCAAGCATACTTGCTGCAGCATCATCATATGTTAATGATCATTTAACTATGAAATTTAGAAAACAAGTTGAAGAAGAAATGGGTATTGCTTTACCACCAATCGGTGAGCCAATACCTGCAGATGTTGAAAAACGTATTTCTGATCTTGTAGCAGAAGCAGCATCAAGAGTTACACAAAATGCTATGCAAGAAGCTGAACAACAAAGAATTGCAGCTCAACAAGAAGACCCATTGATTCAAATGAAAGAAAGAGAAATAGCAACTAAAGAAGCTGAAGTTCAAAGAAAAGCTATGGGTGATCAAGCAAGATTCTCATTAGCTCAACAAAAACAACAAGCTCAACAACAACTTGATGCAGCTAAACTTGCAGTAGAACAACAAAAAGTTGAAGCAGAAACACAGATAGAAGGAACTAAAATCGGAGCTAAAATTGCTAGCGATTTGCTAGAAAATGATAAAGCTAGCAAGAAGCAAGCAGTAGAAGATTTTAAAACTGGGCTTGACATTGCTAAAGATATAATCCAAGATAGCAAATAGTATGTTATCTGATATTAAAGAGCAATCACTTTCTGAGTGGTTGAAAGTTAGAATCAGAGATGTGATGAATGAACACGCAGATCATGTCGCTACTGGTAATGTAAAAGATTACCCTGAGTATAAAAGACTGTGTGGAATTATAGAGGGATTAGCCCTCGCAGAACGTGAAATGTTGGACTGGATAGAACAACATACACAAGAATAGGAAACTCAACACCTTAAAGTTGTGCAAAATATGAGTGATATAAAAATAGAAAAAGAAGCAGTAAAAGAGCCAAAGGTTGATAAAAAAACCAAAAGCCAACTACCTAAACCTGCTGGGTATCGTATATTAATAGCTATGCCAGAAGTTGATGAAAAGACTGATGGAGGAATTATTAAGGCAAGTCAAACTGTAAGGGATGAAGAAGTTAGCAACATATGTGGATATGTTCTTAAACTTGGTCCTGATGCATATGGCGATCAAGGAAGATTCCCAAATGGACCCTACTGTAAAGAAGGAGACTGGGTAGTGTTTCGTGCTTATTCTGGCACTCGAATTAAAATTTATGGTAAAGAGTTTCGTCTAATTAACGATGATACTGTGGAAGCAGTTGTCGAAGACCCAACAGGAGTAGTTAGAGCATGAGTGAGCAAACTGTAGAAACTTCAATTGAAACGAAATTTGAACCAGATGCTAGTGGTGATATAAAGCCACAGACAAGTGAAGATAAATTTTTTGGTGTAAAGACTGAAATTAAAAAAAATAACGATGAACAATTAAATGTTGAAGTCGTTGACGACACACCAGAAGAAGATAGAAGACCACCAAAACAACAAACAACAGAAGAAACAGTTGATGACGATACTGT